TGGCTAATACAGATTTAGCAGCTGATTCAAACTGGGCATCAGAAGGTGCTAATTGGGATGTTATAGGAGCTAGTTTAAATGCAACTAATTTTGCAAAAGATTTATTATTAAAATACAATCCATTATTAGGAGGAATGTTAGAAACTGAATCTGGGTTATTAAGTCTTGGTATGGAGACTTTTAATTTGATTATGATGGATCGTATAATAGATGGTCCTCTACCAACCGGTATAGCTATAGGTCTTGCTTTTTTGGGTCCTATCCCTCTTCCAGTAATTTGTGCGCCTCCGACTGGTGGTGTATGGAACTTTACACATAATCATACAACCGCTGGACACGACCATGAACATATGTTTGATGCTCCGTTAGGTAATATGTATAGAACAAAAGCCGGTGCCGGTAATCAAAGAGTTGCCGGTAATCCTGCACCAACACCTGCTCCAGCAACTGGAAATTTCCCTTCTCCTGGTCCTATGGCTTGGCATGGTGGTTGTGGTGGTGGTGGTTTATTTAAAAAAGTTCGCAATCAAAATTATGGTATTGATAGTGATGATGCTTTCAATGGTGGTAACTTTGTCACTACAACTGTGAAAAGAAATCCAGATGGGTCTATAACTCCTGATCCAGATTTAACTTATAGAAAGGTTATGGATTGTGGAACCGATAAAGTTGTGGATAAGAATACCGGTGAAGTCACTCCTGTACCACCACCGCCACCAACTGATAATTGCTAATAGATTAAACTAATTTAGTATAATCTTTTATAGGCTGACTTATACATGCCATAAAAGTCATCATTCTTTCTAAACCAAATGTTTCTGATGCTGGCATTTTAAAATTTTTATAATCAAAAGTAGTCATATCTATATTTTTATCAAAAGAACCTAACGATCCCAATTCTTCACTAGATAAAATTGGTAAATTTAATTGTTGAGCAATATAATCTTTTTGATCTACATAATATCTAAGATAAACATTTTTTTGATCTTTTTTGGTAAATTGAGCATAAAACGCATATATAGGTAATGCTTGATATAAATATGGTGTCCATCCTTGAGTTATATATGTTTTCTTTACATATGTTATAAATGCATCAGAATTTTTTTTCCTTGCATCATTATAACTATTTCTAACAAAATCTACAACTTCTTGTGGTTGTATTCTTTCTATATTAACAACTTTTCCATTATTTGTTGTAGTTTGTGTAACTTTACCTGAGTTGATATAATCTATACAATTTTGTGATGCTCTAATAATAGGATTCCCGTCTGGATCACATATATATTCATTTATTATTTGACACCCTCCAGCAGCTCCTATTTCTTGTCTTGCTTTTAAACGTGGTAAAAAAGTTGCGTAAATTCCTGATATTACATCTCCCATAGAATATCTGGGATCTCCTCCCACTCCCTTGAAAGAAGCTGGATCTGTTCTAAATTTTTCTGTATCTACACCTTCATTTCTTATATGTCCATCCCAGCTATCATCTCCTGAGGCATTGGCTATATCACAAAGAAGTTGTTTTATATTTGTTTTAAGAGGATCATCTCCTCTAGGCCAATTATCAATAATTGCTTTACTCATATATTTAATTAGTCTAAAAAGTTATTTTGTTGCTGCTGAATAAAGAGGTTTTTCAAAAATTCCATAATAGCGTCTCTGTCCCTATGACTATTAAAATGTTGTATAACAACTCTTTCTCCGTCTACATTATACCCCATTATCATAAAGGTATCTAAATACTCTGTAATAATACCCTTTAAAACTGTTAAGTCTCTAATAGAAACCTTAGTTTCAAAATCTTTTTCTTTAGACCATTTATCTAAACCTTTTTCTAATTCTGCATTATTAATTGCAGCAAAAAGATTATTTTTAATCTCTTCTAAAGATTTAGGTTCTCTAACTTGTACTGAAACAGAAGAAAGAGAAGGAACTATCTCTAAAGACAGTTCCTTCTTTTTGATCTTTTTGCCTTTCTTATTAGGCTCCTGCATAAGTCGAGGACTTATTAGTAATACCAAACTTATTCAGGTACTCAATAATGACCTCGATAGAGCTAGTCTTAATCTTGAAACGCTCTGGAATGAATTGTCCTCCATCATGCATTTCAAAATACTCTTCTCCCATATCATTATGGTTATTGTAACACGTAATGAAGATGGATGCTACTTGCGGATCTACAATAACAGTCCAGGAGCGAGGATCTTGAAAACCAAATTCGCTAAAAAGCTTATCGGCTACATATCCACTATCTCTCAGTCTCTTAATGAAGTAACTGCATGTTGTTATTTTATTCTTTGCCATATGTTTTATTTTTACTTAATGTGTTGTGTTTATTTTACTAGAGCTGAAACAATGTATTTCAATTCTACATCATCATCTTCCTTATTTTGAAAGATGAAAACTTTATACTGATTATTAATCTTTACTTTAATGTCAGTCTTGCAAGAAGCTAAATTCTTAAATACTTCTGTATTCACTGGAAGAGCTTCCATAATGGCTTCTCCTTCCAAAGAGTTGGCTACAAGCAAAGTCATATTGTCTACGTTCTGTAACGTACGATCATTAATTTCAGCGTATATCTTACCGTCCTTCGAGTAAAAATAAATCTTAGTAAGATCTGAGGCAAAGGCATAACCTGCCATAATTTGCCTTATTTTACTGGTGGTTAAAATAAATTCTGTATCAAATTTAAGTTGTACAACCTTTTCAAGATTAACTGGTGTCTCTCTAATAACACTATCATCAACTAAATGGTATTTGAAAAAAGTCTTTTCATTATCCGAAGACTTAATTTCACATTTAATATTATTGATATTATATTCAATAGAAAACTCACCATCATCACCAAGACATTCTAGCCCTGATAATAACTTTTTAATGCTAATAAGGTTTAATCTTACCGACTCTTTTAATTCAAATGGTAAAGTAGCCTTAGCATAAAGAATAACTGTCTTATCAGCCGAAGAGCAAATAGAGTATAGATCACTCTTATCTGCCTTAAGGACACAGCTTTCTGTGAGTCTATTAACTGGTTTAAGTATCTTCTCTAAGTAACTCTTAGGAAGAGGGATATGAATATCTGACACTTAATTAGTCTTGTTGATTGTTTCTATTCTTTTCATTGAAGGTATTAAATACCTTCCCTAACATACCAGACATCTTAGTAAGAGTAGCATTAACTCTTTCTAACTGAGATCTGATAGCTACCATATCTTCATTAGAAAATTTAACTGGTTCTTGTTGTACAACATTTACTGACCCTACTACAGGTGATACATTTGATGCTTGAGGAATGGTCTCAAAAGAACGTAGTTCAGAAGGATCTGGTACTTCTGCTAATGCTTGTCTTTCTGCATCTTGAATAGCCCTCATCATGGCCGGGGACACTGGCGTCCCCGGCCCGGAAGAAGCTACTTGCTTGCCTACAATAGGAGCAACAAACTTTTGCATATCAATTTTATTAGCTTGATTACTACTTCTTTCAACAGTCATACTATCAACACCATGAAGGTGTGAGCCAACCATTCTAGCTAACATTGCTGCTTCTAAAGCTTGTTGCTGTGGATTCATATTACTTTAAATCCCTACCTGCGTGAGTAACTGAGACTGCAATCGAGGAATGAATAGACTCAAGGTGATTAACGATTACAAGGTAATCCTTAATACGACTATCTAAGTCCTTATCCAACTCAACTGCAACCTTACGAACCATATCTTCAACGAAGACTGGATTCTCATACATAAGCTCTGTCTGATAAGCCTCATCGACTCTCTTGAGAGCATTAACAATAGGTGCTGAACAGCTACGCTCAACTGCTGCTACAAGCTCTTCAAACCAATAAACGTCTTTACCTTCTGTACCAGTATGACTAAGCTCAACTGTTACATCTGCATAAGACTGCTGGTTATGAGCTCCATAATCACTGATCTCCTTAGAGCAAGGGCAGAGAGAAGCGTAAAGAACATTGGCATGAAGATAAAACTTCTTCTCACCATTGATAAGACGACCCTCAAAAGAACCCTGATAATCCATATGAGACTTGACCTTAGAGACTGGAGCCTCCTTCATCATGAAGTAATCAAACTTGATCTTGATGTAAGCGTTCTGAGACTTCAGACGATTCTTACACTCATCAAGAAGGATATCCATAACCTCATCAATACGATGAGTCTTATTAGCGAGAACCTCCTCAACTAAGATACGATAGCGACTCATATTTGTACCCTTAACCTCTGGAGTGAGATCTGTGTACATACTAATGATTGCCTTAGTAGGGTTAATGGTTCCGTCTTGTCTAATGATCTCCATTGGAACTACAATATTCCTAGAACCAACTTTAGGAATATACTTCTTAGGGAAACCATCCAGAGTATTTTGAATATCTGGAATGTCGTCGTTTGTCTTTATTCTTGGCATAATTTTATTTGTTTGTTGTTTAATTGAATTACAGATCTTTGAGAATATCTTGGATACGATCATTTTGATCTGATAGGACTTCGTTATTATCCTCTACAACCGAGGAAGATGCAACTGACTTTGTTGTCGTAGGGACAACATAACTCTCTTCTTCTTCAACTGTATTGGAAACTGGTGATACAATCTCTTCCTCACCAAGGAAGTGAGTCTTGAGGAGCTTGTTGATATCTTCAACACTCTTATGCTCCATGATGGAATCAAGAGGTTTGAAAGACTTATAAATCTCTTCGATGTCTGAAGCACCCTCTAAAGGAGCTGGAGATGTAAACTTAGAACTTACATAGGTAGGATAACCACCTTCATTCTGCTCAACCTTAATACGAAGATTGCATCCCTTCTCTGAAAGATCAAAGATTCTTGATCCGAGATCCTCTGCATCATCACCACTGATAGCATCTGTGATGATCTTAGCAAGCTGCTTGCCATAACGGAGAATCTTAACTTGACCCTGATTCTCTGGATTAGTTGGATCTTTAATAACGTAAACATTGGCGAGCCAATTCTCATTACGCTTGATTGGAGCAATGCGCTTGATTTCTGCCTCATTGTTGGTGCGGTAGATCTTAGAACGATACTCATCAATTGGGCAACGCTCTCCGTATGTCGTAGGACAAAGGGTTGAGACGAGTTGGTTAGTAACTACACTCTTCCAGAGATGATGGTAGTAGTGATAAAGCGTGCGCTCT